AGAATATCTGGCGCAACTCCGTCACGTGGAACTTCAGCGAATCCACCGCCTGCATCCACGTCACGTACTGCGCCTGACTCCCCTTCGGGTACTTCAGCACGCTCTTGTCCGCCTTGATTGCGGCAGGTTCCTTCCCGAAAGGAATCTCCTCGTCCGCGTACACCACGAACAACGGGCGGCTGTTGTCCCGCAAGTAGTTGCCGTTGCGGCTCATCGCCCACTCCATCTCGTAAACTATGTCCGACGTGTCCTCCCAAGCGCTCTCGGGACGCCACATGTACACGGCTGGAATCTTCCCGATGGAAATGTCCTCGTCGTCCACGAGAAACGCCTCGCCTGCCCCGCCCCCCTCGTCAACCGAACTCCACTTGTAGTGCTTGCCCGCCGTGTACGTGTCGAAATACGTCGTCTCACGCACGCCCTGCTTCCGCCTGTACTGCACCGACAACGCGATTAGGTCGCCGTACTCGTCGAACAAGGGGTAAATCTCGTCGCCGAGCATAGGCGAGTAATTCACGCAACGCAGCTTCAACTTGGAATCCACGCCCGCGTACTTCACGTCCTGCATCTCGCCGTACCACAACGTCATCGTCTCGCACGACGCGAATAGAGACGTCGCCCTCTGCACGTTCACCGAGTCGATGCGGTTCGCCTTGAAGATGGACTCCATGATGTCCGCCACCTCCTGCAAGTCGTCCCTGCCCTCGGGGATGTCGTACACACGCTTCACGGGGATGCCGAAACAGAGTTCCGTCAGACGCTTCACCGCAAGTTTCTGCAAGGCGTACGTCACCCTCGTCACGGGCGTGACGCTCCCGTCCTCCTCAACGCGGTCGGGATACTTCACCTTATCCATCACCGGGTGCTTCTTCGGGTTATACTCAGGCTCGAGGTCCTTCCACGCGGGCACTACGATGGACTTCTCCTTCAACGCAGAGATGATTTCCTCCGCCTTCTTCTCTTTGAGGTTGATGATGTCCGACAGTTCCATTACTGATTCATTTGTATTTTATTATGCAACCTATTTGCATTATTAAACTTTATGCGTATCTTTACGTCGGACTCTTTTTGTTACACGTTTTCAGTTTGTCCGTCCCGCCGGGAGGTGCGACGGACTTTTCTTATCTCCCTATCGCCCGCGACACCCTCCCGAGGTCGACGGGGCGCTTGTTGTGCCCTATGATGAGCTCAAGGCAGATGTAACGCGCCGCATCGAGAAGGTGGTTCCAATCGTCGACGGGCACGTTCAGCCAGTTGCCGTACTTGTCCTGAGCATACGTGTAGTTGTCAAGCTCCTTCTTCAAGTTCACGGAACGCGACGTAACGAATATCCTGCATCCCCTCATGAAGTCGATGCCCGCCTCTATCGAACCCGCGTACTTGGTGACGGGCACTATCGGAAGCCCCGACTGGCGTATCTCGTCCACCATGCGGGGGTCTGCCGACTCCGATATTATGGGGAGGCGCCGCTGGCGTTCCAACTCTTGCAACTCCGCGATTATCTCCCGCGTCAGCATCCCCGTCATGTAGAACTTCTCGTCCAAGTAGAGGTCGTTGTGGTAGTACCCGAGCTCGACGCACGCCGTCGGGTCGTTCGTGTAACCGTAGTCAATCCCGTACGCACGCTTGTCTATCGACTCGGGGATGCGCTCTATGACCTCGACGTTCGGGAATATCAGCCCCTCGAGCGCGGCACGCAGGCCGAGGCCGTATATCTTCCACTTGCGCTCGTCCGCAGTCCCCTGCGCGTAGTTCTCCTCGGTCGGCTCGTACGACAGTATCTTGCGACGGCTGTTCTCGGGGATGAACGGATTCATCAGCATCGTCGAGTGGTCGAAGTAACAGTCCGCACGCGTGCACACCGAGTCGTATATCCAGTGCTGCTCGGCGGAAGGGTTGTAGTCGAGGACGGCAAACCGCGACGTGCGCTGTTCGAGTTGGTCGAAGTCCTCCTTCAACGCCTCCATCGCCTCGTTAATCCAGAAGACGTCGGTCGTGAGTCCGTGGAGCTTCTGCACGTCGTCAAGCCCCACGAACTCGAAGGACGTGTTGTTGATGACAATCGTGTGGAGAGTCTCGTTCTTCTTGTAGTCCCGCTTTTCCGCGAGCCCCATCTCCGTGAGTATCTTCTTGAAGTCCACCCACACCGTCGCGAAAAGCCAAGTGCCCTTCTTTCGGCTGATGACGACTCGCGTCGGGCGCTCTTCCGTGAACGCTGACACTATGAACCATTGTATGAGGGAGTACGTCTTGCTCGACCTGCTACCGCCCTCGAACACGAAGACGTGATACCGCCCCGTGCGCACCGCAGAGTCCATGCGTGCGTATATCGGCGTTACCTTCAGGCTGAGGACGTTACCGTTAACCCGCTACTCCCCTCCTTCCTTCTTCTCTCCGCCGTCCTCCCCCTTCGACTGGAGTTCGAGGTCTTCCGCAGACGTGTACACTACTTGCACCCGAATCTCCTTCGGGGTGCCGCTCACTTGTTTGTCCTGCAGGGTGTCGGGGGTGTCCCCGAATCCCTCCTCGCGACCGAGGACGGAAAGGAAGTACCGAATCATCTGCCCGTCGGGTTTCTCCACCCATCCGATGATGTTGCCTTCCGCGTCCCTCTCGGGGATGCCCCTCGCAAGCGCCTCACCCGCGACGAGGCTGTCGTCGAACAGACGCATCCTCGCGTCACGTACCACTTGTTTCCATTCATCGCCCCCCGCGACTTGCCAGTTGACGATGGTCTGGCGAGTGACGCCGAACGACGTTGCCACCCTCGAAAGGTTGCCCCGGTACTTGTTCACCGCCTCTCTGAACGTGTTAAATTCAGGCTGCATAATAAGACTGTCTAATTTTCAAAATTATTTCTCAATATTTTTTGCAAAATATTTTGATTTTCAAGGTGTATTTATCCCCCGTGCCCCGCGCCGAATCCATTGCCTATTCCGAGTCGTCTTCCTCGTAGCCGTCGCCGAACTCGAGCATGTTCACGAAGTCTTTGCCGCTTATGTATTTCTGCCCCACGGGGATGCCGTATTGTTGGCAGAACATCGCGCATTCGGATGGGGATTGGAAGGACACTATGATGTAGGACAGCAGCCCGCCGTCCCTTTCGACGTCGTTCTGACGCAGGATGCGGTCCTTGATTTTCTGAATCTCGGCGTGCCTCGCGAGTTGGTTGTCCTCGGAGTCCTCGTAGAAATTCTTCTCCCTCTTGAGCCTCGTGTTCTCCTCCGCTTCCTTGAACTCCGCCGAGCGCCTCGCCTTCTCCTCGTCGACGGTGGCGTCCTCGGGTGCTTCGTACCCTTCTCCTGTGATGTGTGATTCGCGCCACGTGACGGAATGCGCGGCGTCTATGGCGTTCTGCTCGTCCTCGTCAATGAGCCCGAGCATCTGGATGTCGAAGTCGTCGAATCCCGCGTAGTTGTAGTCGATTCCGTCGAGCATTTCCCTGAGCATGTTGTCGTCGTATTCGCCCTGCGCGTTGCGGTTGTTGGCAAAGAGAAGTTGTTCCTTCTCGGTCTTGTCGTCGAAGTGCACGACGCTGACGGTGACGGGGTAGTCGTGTTCTCCCGTCACGGGGTCGTATCGGTTGACCTCGTCCATGACCGACACTCGCTGGTGCCCGCTGACTATGTTGCCCGTGTCCTCGTTCCATATTATCCCGCCGAGGAGTCCGACCCTTTTGAGGTTGTCCTTCAGGAGTTTCTTCGCCTCGGGGGTTATCTTTCTCGGGTTGTAGGCTGCGGGCGTCATCTCGCTCCGCATTATCTCGCGGACCTCCGCTTGTTTAATCTTGTTCTCTGCCATACCGTTATGTGTTGTTATCCGAAGTGTTCCTTCAGCAGTTCCTTCAGCGGCGCCACCCATCCGTCGGGGTTGTTCGTCACCCAGATTCGTTCTTCGGCCTCCCTCCTGAGCCTCGCGGGGTTGGGCCGTGAGGAATAGACCGAGCACTTGTAGATGTCGTCGTCCTCCCCGAGCACGATTGCGGGCGCGATGGTGTAGTAATAGTTGTGGTAGAGGTCTTCGATGACGTGCGACACCTCGTCCATTCGGAACATCTTGACGATGGCCTCCCACTTGTTCCACTCGTACCAGATGGGGAGATGGGTGGTGAAGTTGCGGCATGGGAGGAGTATGTCCTCGAGGGCGCGTTTGGTCCGCATCTTGTCCCGCCTCCACATGTTCGGGGATTCGGGGTCGAAGTCCACCTCCCCCTTCAGGCACTTGAGCGTCTTGACGTCGTCGAGGGTGAAGTCGTTCACGGCGTAGCAATCATCGGCGACGAGGATGAACCCTTCCGTGGAGGGGAACGCCTTTCTGACCTTCCTCAGGCAGTTGACGTAGTCGAGGTGCGCTCTGTACTGCCCCTCTTTCGGCGGGACTCTCTTGGATTCGATGCACGTGATGTCGTCGCCGTCGGGTTCGGGCACGCCCTCGCCTATGACGACGATGTGGTAGGGCTCGAGGAAGTGCCTGCGCCATCCCTCGATGGCGTAGTGCAGCTCGTCACCTTGCGCGGCCTCCGCGAGATAGGTGATTACAATCAGCGTGTCCCCCTGTTCCATTCCTTCCGTCCTATCTGCCTCCGCCTTGTGCTGTCCGAAGTGCGCCCGCCCTCGATTGGAGCCGTGCGACACGTTCGCGAAGGGCGTTGTTCCTCTGGGCGAACCGTCGGTTGAACGAGTCTGACGAGGACTCTGCGAGAACCCTCCTGAGTTCCGCCACGCCCCTGTTGAAGTCATTTCTGCTTAATGTCCTAACTCTGATGCCTCCTTTCTATCTCCCGCTCCCGAGTGCGCCCCGCATGTACACGTTCTGCGAGTACCCGACGTTACGGTTCCTCACGTCCCCGAATATGTCGACGTTGCCCGTGATGCCCGCGCGGTTGCGCATGTTCCGCGTGTAATTGTAGGCGATGTCCCTCGCGGTCATCGCCCTGTTTATGACCGTGTCGATGTTGTAGTTCCCCTCACGCAGCCCGCGCAGAATGCGTCTTTCTTGGGCGCGTATTTGGTTGTACGTCTTTCTTCTAACTCGGCTACCTCCTTTTTACTTGCCTCCTCCGAGAGCAATCCTTGTGTTTCTCCCGTACTTGCGGCTGGTTATCCGTTCATAATCGCGCATGCGAACACGACCGCTAATCATACCATCGTATAACTCGCGGAAATCCGAGAAACCGTTTCTGCGGGCGATGTTGTTTGCCTGTGATGTCATGCTCGATTGGACCCTCACCACCCTCGGCGAACTCAAATCGTAATTGTTCCTAAACGCAATGGAACGTCCCTGCGTAAAAATATCGTTGATTGATTTCCTTC